GGGAGACCCTGACTGTTTTCCCAGAACTCCTCTCCCGGTTGCAAGCCTACTCGTGCTTTCGGAGGCGCGAGGAGGCTCTGGTCCCTGCGTTGCGAGCGCGGGGTGTGGACTGGTGCCGATCTTCGGGTCTGCCCTGTTGGGTGTGGCCGATGGCTTTGCCATCTGCCGTTGCCCTGTCCATGCGGCCCTTCGTGGAGGAGGAAACCGCACAGAGTCTCATGGGCTCCACCCTTCTGTCGGAGCAGCAGGCTTAGGCCGGCCCTGTTGACATCGCGGGTTTCTGTTGTGGACGTGAGTTCACTCCGGGGACCGGGTCCCTGGACCTAGCGAGGGTTGACATGGGCTCCTGCTCAGATAGTCGACGGAGACTCCGAGTCGCATGGCGATCCGGGCTGCCTGGCACGTGGCTCCCGGTGGTACACTCTACGTGCCCACACAACGAACTTGCAGCGTTAAACCTGCGAGTTCTTGCTCCTCTCCCGAGGCAAGTATCCGAACCTCTGGGCGAACTTCCGCTCCGCTGCTTTAGGCGGTTGCGTGGGCTCGCGGTTCGGTTTGGTGGCCATAAGTGGAGCAACCTGGAAACTGCGCAGACTTATAGCGGGGCTATGCGCAGGAAATACCTGGAAGCAGCGGCTTCTTTACGGGAGTGGCCGGTCGAGAAGGCCGACTCTCGTCTCGACTGCTTTCTGAAAGCTGAAAAGGTGGCTCCACTGGCCAAGTTCCAGAAGCCTCGTATGATCTTTCCGGGTCTGCGAGGTATAACTTGGAGGTGGCTTCCCGGCTGAAACCGTTCGAGCACTGGCTGTGGGGTCGACTCACTGGCCGGGTCTTGTTCGGGGGGTCCAATACCAGGGTTGTGGCGAAGGGGCTGTCTCCAAGACAGCGCGCCAATCTTATACTCCGCAAGTTCTCTTCCCTGGAGGAGTGCGTGGTGTTTGAGGTTGACGGACGGGCGTTTGAGGCTCATGTTGGGGTCTCTCAGCTGCAGCAGGAGCACGCGGTGTATAGGTCGGCTTTTCCGGGGGACACCGGTTTGGCCCGCCTACTGCGTGAGCAACTGACGTTGGCGGGTCGGTTGCCCTGTGGGGCAAAGTTTTCTCGTGACGGCGGAAGGGCCAGCGGGGATTTCAACACAGGCATGGGCAATACGTTGATCATGCTTGCAATCGTTGTGGGATGTCTCGGCCGCCTTGTGCGGGTCTTTGACGTTCTAGCGGACGGTGACAATGCGTTGATCTTCCTGCGGGCTCCTGACGTCGAGGCGGTGATGGCAAACTTTGCTGCACTTGTACTTGAGCAGTCTGGGCACGAGTTCCAGCTTGAACGACCCGTTCGTATCGTTGAGGAAATCCGGTTTGGTCGCTCCGCTCCTGTTTACCTTGGTCCTGCTCTTGGATGGACCATGGTTAGGGATTGGCGTTCTGTGTTTTCTGGGGCACTGTGTTCGCACAGGTGGCTCAGGGAACCCAGGTTTGCCGCGGAGTGGCTGACTGGGGTTGCACGCTGTGAGCTTTCGCTCGCGGTCGGTGTTCCCTTGCTGCAGGCATGGGCCTTGAGGATCCTCTCATCATCGGGCTTTTCTGGGAGGGTGAGGTGCCACCCTTTCCGGGAGTATTTCATGATGGGCGCGTGGTTCGCGGGGGCTGAG